CCCAGGCTGTCTGACGGCCGAAGTGACGATGATTAGTCGCCCAGGATTTGCACCTACACACGGTCGCGCGGCCGTGACGCCCCCATGCGATGGGGTCACTTCAGTTGTCTTGCGTCTTGTCAGGCAATGCGGTCAGCGCGTCAATGACGGCCGATGCTTCGGCCTTCGTCAATTCTTTCGCGGTCGTGATGTCCCTGCCCACAGTGTCCGCACAGAATACACGCAGGTCTTCTTTGACTGTCAAGCCTTTGCGTTTTGCTGTGGCTGCAAGCATTTTCATTTGTGGCTGTGTGGCCGGTGCAGCTGCACTGGCGGCTTTGCGTTCAGCCTGTTCGCGCGCGACGATGGCTTGTATTTGTTGGTCGTGTGTCGGTTCGTCCCAGGGGTCTGGTCCGCCGACCGGCGGCACTGGCGTCTTCGACTTCGGTACGAAGTTGCGGGGCGGTCCTGCGCGGTGGAACACTTCGTCGGCTGACGCTGTCTTTGCGAATGCGCCAGGCATCATGATTGCGCACAGTCTGCCCAGGGCAGATGTGGCGGCGTTCATTTGTTCGCTGTCGCGTGTGTATGGCGTCGTGCCAGGGAACGGTTCCCAGCAGTGTGCGACGGCCGGCAGCGTGTCGTCTGGTGTGCGCCATGCGGTGACTTTGACTTCGATGTATGTTTTGTCGCCGATGGTGATGATTCGCGGCGCGTCTTCTTTGATGCGTACGTCGGGAAATCTTTCAGCCAACATTTTTAGTCGTGCCGGTACGTCGACGTAATCTTTCAAGTCCCAACTCATTGCTGCCCTTTCAGTTGATTCGGTATTGGCACAGTATCTATGGGGTGTAGCGCGGATTGTGGCGTCATGTAGCAGCTGCGGGGCAGTAGTTGGCCGTTCGGGCCGTGTGTGCGCCATCGCGCGTCAATGTTGCATTCGTGCAGCCATGCCCAGCCGCGAAGTGTGGCGTGTACCAGGTCGTAGTTGACGCGTTGCAGCGTGACCAGGACGTAGGGGCCTGGCTTGTCGTTTTGTTTCGTTATCAGGTGGCCGTAGGTGTGTGTTGTGGCGCGTACCTGGATGCCGTACACGTCGTTGTCGGCGGCGAAGTCGGCGACGGATGCCATTAGGCGGTCGGGGTTGTCGACGCACAGGTACACGGCGACGGCTTCCTGGCCGAATTTGCCTTCGGTGTGCATTTTTATGCCCTGGCCTTGCATGACTAGGCGATGCCGGTCGGGGTCTAGTTCGTATTGGCGGCGTGCCATGACGCGTAGTTCGTCTAAGCGGGGTTGCGTCAGGGTAATGACTGGTTGCGTCATTTGTCGCGCAGCATTGCTTCCAGGGTTGCGCGGTCGGCTTTGATTTCTTCAATGACTGTTTTCTGCCAGTAGATGTACGACAGTGCGCGCATGATGATTTTCGCTTTGCTGTGGTTGTGTTCGTGTTCCAATAGGTCCGACAGGTCAAATACCAGTTGGTCGAAGTCTGCCCAGATTGGTGTCATGTCATTTGCGTCCAAATACTGCAACGATTGCTAGGGCCATGCATAGGCCGAATACGACCCAGACGTCTAGGAATGTCATGGCAGTGCGTGCCAATGCTGCCAGCCTGGCGTTGAACCGGCCCAGCCTTCCCAGATTGCTAGGGCGGCTTGCAGGTTAGTGATGGGGTGTCGTAGAGCGTCGCAATTGCCAAAACCGTAATGCTGTGTCCAGCCGATAGGCCAGTTGCTGTTCGGTGTTGCCCAGGTCGGGCAGTGCAGCTGCATTAAGCCGACGCTGTCCCCATTGTCGCCCACAGCCTGGGGATTACAGCCCGATTCCAGGCGCATGGCCAGTTCGAGCGTGTCCAGGGCGGCGGCCGGCCAGCCGATGCCGTAGGCGACGGCGACCCACGCGTCGCAGTCGCCTGCGGCCGGCAGGGGGGGTGTAGTGGCAGGGGTCGGCGGGTTTGTCGTCTGTGCGGGGCTGTAATGCGCGCTGGTGGCCGTGTAGACGGTTGTTTGCACAGGGCTGGGGCGGTCTGGGGTGACGTCTGGCAGGGCGACCAAAAATAGGCCGTACAGGCCTGCGACGATGCCGGCGACGACTTTTCCGATAATGGTCATGCCGGCCGCCCTGTTTCGGTGTCGCTGAGGCTGTGCAGCGTGTCAAGCCTGACTGGCGGCCCCCAGGTTTCGCCTGTATGGTCCCTGAATGCGATTTGGCAGACAATGGAACGGTCGTCGCCTTGCCGCCTGAATATTTGCGTCATGATTTGCCTACCGTCCGGCATTTCGCCGACGAATACTTCGTACAGTATGACGCCTGTCTGCGTCGATGTTTCTTCCATGTTTGACCTGCCCTTGTCGTTGTGGATACCGACCCTAGCGGGTCACTGTTGCACTGTGGTGAATACCTGGTCGAATGCGCGTTGAACGTCGGCTGCGGATTCGGCCATTTGGCGGGTGATTTCAATGTGCAGCCAGTCGCCGCCTGGTGCGCCGGTAATCGTCGGTTTGGCGTATTTGACCCAGGCTTCTGCACTATGGGGTTTCGGTAGGGCGGGGTTGACGCGGTCGCATCGCCATCCCCTGCCGTAATCCTTCGGCCAGTAATCCAGCACGCATTGAATGCCTAACTGCCGCCAATTGTCCAGGCAAATTTGCAGGAATGTGATGGATTTGCGGCGGCCGTCGTTGACGCCCAGGCCGCGCGGTTCGATGCGTCTAAATGACAGGTCCATTGCGACGCCGCGCGCATGGTTGCTGACCTGGCCGGTTTTGCCGCGTATGTCGCGTATGACCCATGTACCGTTATTCCATAGCGCGCCGCCGCTGTGTAGTTGCGCTAGTTCGGCCCAGCGTTCGGTTCCTGGCAGTTTGTGTTTGACGACAGGGTACGTCGGTACGACGTAGGGCGTCATTTTGGTTGGTTGTCGTCTTTTGCTACAAACAGACAAGCGGTTTTGCGGTTGCCGACCAGCGTCGAAACATAGGCCAATAGGCCAGATACGACAGGAATGGCCAGGGCGATTAGTTGCATATCCATGTCGTATTTGTACGCAACGTAGGTGACCAGGCCGATGATTGCGCCTTTTAGTGTCTGGTCGGCTGTTTGTAGTTGTGCCTGTTTGTCCATGTCATGCCCCGATAATGGCTGCGATTTCATTTTCGTTTAGTCCTAATGCCGACAGTTTTGCGCGTGCGGATGCGATGGCGGCGTTGTGCGCGTCGGATGTTTCAGACGCTTTTTGTTGTTGTAATTGCATTTCAACTAATGCCGTCAAAGATGCTTCGTATTCTTCTTCCGTCAATTCAATTTGAACATCATTTTCAATTCGATACTGCGGTCGCGGGTTTTGTTGTCTTGCACTTGTCATAAGTGATTGTTTTGTCATAATGCGTAAAGGCCCCAAAATGCGATGTAGTCGCTAGTTGTCCAGGTAAATGGTACTACCGACGATAGGGCGGTGTTGCCGCCGTATGTTCCAGCGGTGTTTAGTGCCTGAATGACGATTGTGTCGCCGTCATAAAAAACTAGGCCGGTTGTTGCACCGGCACTTGCGTCCAACAGTACGGCAAATCCAATGATTGTCGCCGATTGAAAACGTGTGGACGAAACTGGCGCAGGAAAAGTGACGTTGCCGGTAATACTGCTAGTCGAACCTAATGTGATTTTACCGTAGAAATGAATCATGTTTGACGTTCGCAAATAGCGCGCCACTTGTGTGCCGTTGCCGACGTTTAGTTGCGACCATGTAGGGGTAAAATCTGTGTAGTTGGCGTTTATGTCTTGCCAACTTGTGCCGTCGTAAATTTGTATGCGTTTCGGTGATGCTTCAATGAAACACAATTGGCCTTCAGCCAGTGTTTTTTCGCCTGTTCCGCCAAACGCGGCGTCGCGGTCCGTTGTAGTTGCGAACACTGGCACGCCAGTCCGTGCGCTTGCATTCATTTGCGCTGCCGTCAATACTTGCGACGCGGTAAAGGTAGGGACTGTGGTCTGCGCGTTAGCACCCATGACTATCAGCCTAGAACATTGTCGGCGTCTAAAACGCCATAGATAGCGTCGTCTAATTGCAGCAGATAGACGATTGTGGTCGGGCTGGTGTAGATGCGTACGGTGTGGCCGCGCCTGAAGTCGATGGTGGCTTCAATTCCTTCGACGGCGGATTCCTGTGTCGTGTTTGTGTTTTGTCCAGGTATCAGGGCGGTGATTTCTACGGTGTCGCCAATGTCCAGCACTGTCAGGTCGTCGCGTTGGCCGGTTGTGCAGGCCAGGAATGATGACTGCACGCTGGTGAACAGCGGTTCGGGGAACGGTTCTAGTAGGTAGGTGGAAAATGCGCTGATTTCTGCGGTTTCGTGCAGCAGGCTGTTGTCGACCCTGAACGTCCTGTATCCATAGTCGACGACGCTTGCTGTGTCGGTTGCGGTTGCGGTGTCGCCGTCCAGGGCTGTGACGACGACGCGGTTGGTGACGTCGCTGCCGTCAAAGTCGATTGACAGGTCGTTGTATGGGGTTTCGATGCCGTCGTTGCTGAACGTGACGGTCGGGGCTGACAGGGTGTTGCCGATGCGGTCGGTGGCGGTGAACACGCCGTCGCGTGACATGAACAGGCGGCCGTATTCGGCGGTCTGTTCTATTTGCTGGGCGTATGCCAGGGCGTTCGTGCCGGCAGGGACTGTGTAGGCGGATGCGTGGCCCAGGTTGACTGTGCCGATACTGATGTCGCGTTCAATGGGGTCAAACAGGTCGACTTCGGGCAGGTCCAGCAACGAATTCAGGCGTGCGCCTGTCATTTCGGCTGTGACGTTCCATTCGTCCAAAATGGCTTGCGCCAATAGGTAGAAATCGTCGGCGCATTGAATGCTGACTGCGTCGTTGCCGGCCAGTTCGTATTTGTAATCGTAGGTCACGATTGTGCCGATGAATAGATATTCGGGGCTGCCTGATACCTGGCGGGACAGGCGGACGCGGCGGCCTGGTTCCAGGCCGAAATAGTCGTCGGTTGTGTCGTAGTAGGGGCTGCCGTCGTCCAGCGGGTTCAGGATGCCGCCTGCCAACTGGTCGTCAACGATGACAGTCATCGTGCCTGCGCCGAATTGGTCGACTGTGCGGCGGCGGCCGCGCCTGTAGGTGATTTGTTTGACGTATTGCGACAGGTCGACGTACGACGTGTTCGGCCCCAGTTTGTAGGTCGTGTTATCTAGTACGCCTTTCGTTGCGTCGTCCAGGCGAAACGAACCGTAGTCGAATCCGCTGTCGACTTCGAATGTGTATGTGCCGGAATCTACGACTGTTGCCGGCATGGTCTATTCGATTTGCAGTTGCAGCGGGCCGCTGCGTCGGTTGTAATCGCGTAGCGCGTCAACGATGACGTCGCCCAGGTTGGCGGGTGCTGTCACGGTGTTGACGGTGACACTGGTCGGGGATGGTATGACGGCGGGGGCCATTGACGTGCCTGCAATAGGTTGCGCTAGGCCGGCGACGGTTGCGTCAAATGATGCGCCGATGCCTTTGACGTCGGCGGGGCGTAGACCTTTTGCTGCCAGGCGTTTTTCGGCGGCTTTGATGGCTTCTTCGATGCCTTTGACGTACGCTTCGCCGTTCGCTACGCCTGCGGCGTAGAACTTGTTGGCTGCGTTCGCGGCGATGGCGTCGGCGATTGCTGTCGTTTCTTCGACCAGTTTGTTGGCGCGCAGGATGTTTTCGCTTGACTTCAGTAGTTCGCGTGCGATGAATGAACCGGCTTCCTGGCCTGCGTCAATGACTTGCTGCAGGGCTTCGCGCGATAGGCCTGCCGCCAATAGACGGTCGACCAGGTTGCCGAATTCTTTGGCTTTGTCTGCCTGTTCTTGTAATGCGTCGAAGAATGTGACGCCGCCGCGTTCTGCGCTGGTTTGTGCGGCGTCGCCGAAGTTGATGACGCCTGTGATTGCGGTCCTGACTTCGTCTTTGAAGTCGTTGAATGCGTCCTGGGCGTCGCGTAGGCGGTCTTTTGCGTCGTCTAGGGCTTGCGCCATGCGGTCGCGTAGGGCGTCTGCGGCTTTGCCTGCGGCCTGGGCGACTTTGTCCAGTCCTGTTCCCAGGCCGGTCAAGTCGGGGGTGGCGTCTTTTGTTCGTTGTGCGATGCGTTCTAGTTGGTCGGCGGTGCGGCCCAGCGGTTCGGGTGTGCCGGCGGCGGTCTTGTGGAATGCTTCCAGGGTCGGCATATTGGCCGCCAGGGATGCGAAATAGGCATTTGATTCGTCGCGTAGTTGCCTGACCTGATAGGCGGCGGCGGCTGCGCCCAGGACTTTAGCGAAGTCAAACGCGGCTGTTTTTAGGCCGCCTGCCAGGCCTTTGATGGCTGTCTGGATGGCTGCGAACGTTTCGTACGCCAGTATCAGGTTGTAGACGAACGTTAGGGCTGCGTCGGTGACTTGTCCGAATACCCTGACTAGGGCTGCGCCGAATGGGCCGGCTGCGGCGATGCCGTCTTCGAATGCGCCGCGCAGGCCGCGTTTGGCTTGCAGGCTTGCGATGAACTGTTCGACGGCCGGCACTACTGCCTTCAAAACGAAGTCGGCGAATCGTTGCAGGTATGGCAGTACGGCGTATCCGATGCGTTCGACTATTTCGTCGTACGCGATGCGCAGGCGTTGCAGCATTCCTTCAAATCCTTCGGCGCGGGTTTTGGCTGCGCCCCCGAACAGGTCGGCCAGTCGTTGTGTGATTGTCTGAAAATCTTTTGTCTTGTCGCCTGTTGATTCGAATTCGATGCCCAATTGTTTTAGGCCTTTGTAGTTACCCATCATGGCGGCGATAAGAATTTGCTGTACCTGTTCCAGTGATAGGCCGCTGCCTGCCGACACGTCAACGGCCAGGGCAAGCAGTTCCTGTGCTTGCGTCAGGTTGCCTGTGGCGCGCGCCAGGTTCGCCAGGGCCGGCCGCAATTGGTCGTCGGCAACGCCGGTTGCGCGCTGCAACTGGTCGACCATGCGGTCGGTGCGCACGATTTGGTCGTCGGTTGCACCTGTGGCTTTTTCTAGGGCTGCCGCTAATAGTTTTTGTGCGGTTTCGTCGGCTGCGGCTGCCCTGGCTGCGTCGAACAGTTGTTTGCCCAGGACGGCGGTGACGCCGGTCAGGGCGACTGTGGCCGGTATCAGCAGGCGGCGCGTTAGGAATCTGGCGCGGTCGATGTTGCTGTTCAGCGATTTGAATTCTTTGATGGCGCGCTGGATGCCTTTGCCGTTGAACTGCGTGACGAATGGAATTGTGACGGCCATGCGTCTACCTTACTTCGCCGCGTTCGCTGAATACGGCGGTGCGGTTGACGGCGGCCATGACGCGTTCAACTAGCGCACGCATTTCTTTGTCGACGACGTCACGGTTTTTGTCGTACGCCTTCCACAACACGCGGCCTGGTTGACCCCAGCGTGCGTTCAATGCCTGAATCATTTGTTTGCCCTGTTCGGTTTTGCCTGATGATTCGCGGCCAGCCATTTCAAAGACTTCATTTGCTGCGCCCAGCCAAGACAGCGTGAATATTTGCAGGTTCTGCATTTTGCCTGCAAATTCGCGCGGCTGTTTGGTGTTGATTTTTGCTTTGACCATTCGTTTGGCTGCGTCGGTATCCCAGGGGAATACGCCGCCGGTGGCGATGGCCTGTTGGCGTCTTTCTTCGGCTTCGACTTTTGCCCAAACGTCTTTGATTTTGCGGCCGCCGAATGGTGCGCGTTTTTTGGCGGGGTTCCATGCGCGACCCCAGCCAGACAGCGGCGGTTTGTCGCCGATGCGGTTTAGTTCGGCTTTCGCGTCCTGTTCTATCGGTTTGGTTATTTGTTTGTAGTCGCGCGTTATCTGGCGGCGCAGTTTTTTGTTGAATCTGTTCAGTTCCTTCAGGGCTTCTTTCAGGCCGACGACTTCGACACTGGCGTAAACAGGCATCAGCGTCGCCTCGATTGTTTTTCGGCGACGTCCATGACGGTCGCCAGGTCACGCGTATCGAATTCGACGCCGTCGGGCCAGAATCCTGTTCGCAGTAGTAGTTCCGCTAGTTGGCGGCGGTATCCGCCGCGACCGTAGGGTTTGAGTCTTCGCCGCCCAGCACTTGTACGTCGTCCAGTTTCTGCAGCCACGATTCGAAATCGCCGACCGTTTGGCCAGCACGTTTCAGACTGGCGTAGGCCATGAATGCCAAATCTTCCAGCGCAAAACCTGCGGCCAGGTCGCCTGCGCGTTTCTTGTATTTGCGTTCCCATTCGACCAGGACTTGCAGCGATGTTTCGCATCGTTGTGTCGTGCCTGCGTGCGTGACTTCTAGTTGCAGTTTCATAGCCT